ACGCACTAGTAGATGCTATTGTCGAAAAATTGACTGTCGACATGGGTGCTGAACTATCGGGCTGGGCTGGACGTCCGGCTTACGATGTTAAGTGGGAGATGGAAAAAGAAATGGCCCATCGCCGCGGCACCGAAGCATATGAAGAATTACAAGATTTGAAGAAAGCTCAAGAAGAGTTGGTTTTTGAGAATAACCAACTTAGCGAGCAGAACAAACAATATAAAGAAGCAGTTACAGAGTTGAGGGAGGGATTACAAGATGTGAACCTTTCTAATGCTCGTCTTCTTTATACAAACCGGGTATTAAGGAATACCTCCTTGAATGAGCGACAAAAAGAAAAGATTGTCGAAGCTATTTCGAAAGCCGGTACCGTAACGGAGGCAAAGACTATATTCGAGACCCTTCAAAGCACAGTGGAGGCCAAGCCATCGCGAAGCCCCAAATCACTGAGCGAAGCTATTGGACGTAATCGTTCTTCTGTTATTCGTGCTACTCGTCATGAGAGCACATCCTCTGATCCTTTCCAAGAAAGGATGAAGAGGTTAGCTGGTATTAAATAATACAATTACAAAAGGAGGTATTGATAAAATGTCTAGCATTATTGAAAGATTGACCGAAGGTGTGGTCAATCGCGATATGCGCGTAGAAGGTCATGCATTACTTGGTAAGTGGGAGAAAACTGGTCTCCTTGAGGGCCTTAGCGCGGATCGTAAAAAGTCTGCCATGGCTCGTTTGCTTGAGAACCAAGCCAAGGAACTACTTAGAGAAGCTTCTTCCATGAGCGCAGGTGATGTAGAGGGCTTTGCTGCCGTCGCATTCCCAATCGTACGTCGTGTTTTCGCGGGCTTAATTGCCAACGATCTCGTGAGTGTACAACCGATGAGTCTCCCTTCGGGTCTCATCTTCTTCCTCGACTTTACAACTAACAGCTCACGCGTTGGTTATAACGCGGATGCATCACTGTATGGTGGTGGCCGTGTGGGTCAGGAAATCACTGGAGGTATCCTGCTTAGTGGAAACTTTGCGGAAACTGGCCCGTATGCCCTTAACAACGGCTACTCGTCACCAACCGCTTCTGCTGCCTTGTACTTCGGTGATACTGTTCTGATTGCGTCCGGTACTGTCGGCGCAGCCGCAGGTGCTGGTGCAAGTGCATTGTCTGCCAATGATCAGGCAACCTTAGACAAGCTGTGTCGCTACGATCCTGATTTGTCAGGTTCGCAAGTTGTGGTTATGCTCGTTAGTGGAACCACATCACTGAATCAGCTTAATGTTGATGATTTGGTTGCTATGAGGCTTAATTCCACGACCGGTGTGCCGAACAGCGTTAAACTTGTTCGTCGCTTGGCCGACATCAACTCTGGTTCTACCGGAAACGATCCTGCCAATGCAAATTGGAAGGCTCAATTGGTGTTTACTGCGCGTAGTGGTAGTGTGCCGTTGGATGATGGGTTCACCACAGGTCTTCTTGGTGCAACTACTGGTAGTACTAACACTACTATTAGCTTCACAATCAAGGACGAGCTGGAAAGCGGCGGAGCCCTTGGTTCTGTTGTTGGTGCGACAGTATGGGGACTGGAAAATACTCCGAATATCCCCGAAATCGACATCAAGGTCGATTCAATTGCTGTCACAGCGCAAACTAAGAAACTCAAGGCTAAGTGGACACCGGAGTTAGGACAAGATCTTAACGCCTACCACAACCTTGATGCCGAGGTTGAGCTTACAAGCATCCTGTCGGAGCAAATTGCTCTTGAAATCGATCGTGAGATTCTTGAGGATCTTGTTGTCGGTGCAACCGCGAGTACATACTACTGGTCCCGTTCCCCGGGTCTGTTCGTTAACCGTGAAACTGGTCAAGAGATTGGCGCGTCTACTAAGGCTCCCGATTTCACCGGTACGGTTTCCGAGTGGTATGAGACTCTTGCCGAGACCATTAATGATGTGTCGGCACAAATCCACCGCAAGACTCTGCGTGGTGGCGCTAACTTCGTGGTCTGTGGCCCCGAGGTTGCCAACATTCTTGAGTTCACCGCTGGATTCCGTGCTTCCGTCACAGCAGATGATGAGACCGGTTCAATCGGCGCTGTTAAGGTTGGTTCCTTGACTAAGAAGTTCGACGTATATGTGGATCCATATTTCCCACGTTCCGTTGTTCTTGTTGGTCGCAGAGGTTCTAGCTTCCTTGAGAGCGGGTATGTATACGCACCTTATGTGCCACTGCAAACCACACCTACTATCTTCGGACCAGAAGACTTCGTGCCCCGTAAGGGAGTCATGACGCGCTATGCCAAGAAGATGGTGCGTCCTGATATGTACGGTCTTGTGATCGTCCGTGGACTCTTGGGTGAGACAGGCGGTACCTGATCCGATTAGGTAACCCATAAATTTAAAGCCCCTGCC